GCTTCGCCGCCAGTAGTGTCCCCCATGGCTTGAGCCACGAGAGCATATAAAACCTGTTTTTGAGTTTCATCCATTGATGCAACAACATCAGCAACAGTTTGTCCTGAAGCATCTTCGTGCGCAACTTTTTCAGCATGTTCAACAACCGGTTCAACCTCTTTCAAATCCAGAGGTATAAACATGGACACGATCGCTTCATCATCAGACTGTGATTCGGTTCCATCGCTATGAGAGAGTGTGATATGTTCGATAACTGCTCCAGGATTTGCCCCGGACAGCACCAAACTCATTTCACGAATCTCTCCGCTATGAACCAACAAGCTTTTCTCAACAAGCTTGTTTGCATAAATGGACAACGATTGAATGTCCTTGTGCTCGATCAACTTTTTGGCCTGTGCTGCTGATGCACCATCATTGAAATAGGCATAAGCATAAACACCGTCCTCACGATGCTCAAGAATAGCATGTCCCAGAATATTCTGAGGGTCGTTGTGAAGATGTTGCCAAACTAACGGAATTCGAACACCATCGTTGTGTTTAAAAGCTCCACTTTTAATGGTTCGACCGTCAGTACAAAGCAGACCGTACTTAGTGGCGTAACCACTAAAGTCGTAATCCTTGTTTTTATCTGCCATTTTGAATTACTCTCCTTTACTTTTTTTTACCGATTTCAATTGCTCGGTAACGTTGATTGGTTGTTCTTCTGGTTGGTTTAGATTTCGATTTCTAAGCTCATCAGCGCCTTCGGCTTTACTTGGTTTCCATCCCATAACAGCTCTTAGATCGTTTGGTGACGCGATTTCATTACGAGTAAGCTTATCGGCCAAATCTGATAATCTTTCCGGTGTAACAATAGCAAATAGATCTCGGAAATGCATTATTGTTTGGCCTTGAGTCTGTGCTGTCCGGGTTAAAAACTTTCTTTTCATTTCTGTTGTTATTGCTGAAACCATTGGTTCAACCGTTCGATTGTAGTAATTAACCAACTCGTTCTCATCAGCAGTACCACTTAATAATGCTTCACTAATACCTAACTGGGCATAAACCATTCTCGTCAAATACTCGATCTGCGACATTAAGTTGTTTTCTGCTGGTCGATTAAGTTGGATAACTTTTTCCGTTCCGTCGGCATAAGCCACGCCGTATTGAGAATCTTTAAGTTGGTTCTCAAGATCTTTGCGTCTTTGCTCCGCTTGCTCTTTTCTCAACTTCGACTTAACAACATATGGAAGTTGAATAATTAGATCAAGTTTCCCCGATCCACTTTGATTGTCGATAACATCCAAGAGATTCAATTTTAATATCAACCGTTGAAGAATTGAATTTTTCTCGTTCATGATCGAATACAAAGGATTCTCGATGATTGCCACTTTCGATTTGTGTAGCGTTAACTCCTGCTTGTCTCCGGAATTATCGTTATACAGCCTGACTCGAACATGATGTGGATGCCACTGAACGATCTTTGCTGTTCTCAAAGTTAAAATGTCAAACGAGTTGTTGTTTGTTAAGCCGATTGACGTATCGACTGGAACTAAAGCAACAACTCCCTCGTCACACAAAGACATCACCACATCTCGAATGAAATCTCTATGTGTTTGATCAATATTAGCCTCAACAGATAAACATCTATTGAGACCCGAGTCGATCGTTTCTAAAAAGGTTTCATTATCGTCAACTCTTGCGTGTCTAACTTTTACAACCGAAACATCAACTGCAATTCGATTATAGATAGAACCAACTATAGATCGATCGGTTCCGTATTGCAGTCTAGGGCGATGCGGTGGAGAGGAATAAGCAGCTCCATGTTGTGTCCTGACCTCTTCAGAAGGATCTCGATCTATGAATACATTCCACGCAGAGGTTAAACGTTTTAGAAAACTAAAATTATTGTTCACATGTAGCCTCCTATTCAAATGCTTCTTTGTTTACTTTATAGGCAATGTAAGCATCCATCATGGCTGAAACATTATCTATTTTTTGGTCGTAACGCTTCTTTAAAAGCTTACGATTACCATTAGTATCTTCAAGGGTTATACAATTCCCCATAGAAAATGACATAAGTTCTTCGTCAAACTCTATCAGACGATCCTCGGATAACTTTTTTAATTCTCCCAAAGGAACCGATTCAGACTTTGCTCCTTGTATAACCTTTTCGATAGCATAGGGACCATTCTCTCTTTCCCATCGCTCTAGAAATTCCTTTGCGTTGTACGGGTCATAACCTAGGGCACGAACGTCATATTCACATTCTTCAATGTGCTTTTCTACATCCTCGTATACCTCCATCATGTCCAAAACGGTACCTTCCATAACCTGCAACGTGCCTTCTTCTAGGAAAGTATCATATTTAGCACGCATAGCCCCAGGCAATTTCATAAGCGTTTTGGAGGATATGTACGATCTAGTCTTAACACCAAAACCCCCATGATGCAAAGGAAAGAGAAAGTCAAAGGCGCAGAAATCGTCGCCTTGAGACAGATCAAGCCCCAAAGCACAAGGCAAACCCCAGTAATCACGTTTCCTATGAGGGATGGTTTCCTCATAAGTAAAGAAATAGGTATAACCCTCCATCGGGATACCGAAGCGCTTAGCCAAAATATCGTTACGAGCAGCGGGAGCCATTTCGGCTCGCTCAACATCAAGTTGATAAACTTCATACGATACCGTCTTTCCTATGTTGGGTTGAGCTTTGATCCACATTTCTGGATTGGCGACTTCTGATACATCATCTAAACGATAATACCAAATCGAAACATGAGGATTTACATAGTCTCCTTTTAGTATATCTAGGAGCTCTAGTTTTATTGTGTCACCGCTACTGTTTCGCACAGTTCCCTCGGAACTAATTGCTATGATAAGGTAGTCGTCTAATTTAGACGCTCCCTGCTCAATTGCACCAACAACATCCTCTCGAACATCACCAGAAAGCCATTCATCAACACCAGATATTTTGGGTCTTAGTCCTTGCAGTTTGTCTATGGACATCGGACGAACTTCAAGCAAAGACCCAGTGAGAAAATTCTCAATACCTTTTTTGGTTGATGCCAATCTAACTCTGTTGGCCTTTGACCCGGTGGTGTTTTGTAGTGACCCTTCGGTCAAAAATTTCATCAAAGGACCTCTTGCGCGAGTTATGGATGTTTTGATCGGGGACATAACTTCTTCTGCTTGTTTCATGGTGGGAGCGGTGGTGATCTGATGCGTAGTAGAGGCATCAACGCTTAAGAAGAAGTTTTGTATCAGGGACAAATACATAGATTTGGCACCACCACGAGCAACAATCAAATATTGCTTGTTAACAAGACGTTTTTTAATCTTTTTACGAACGTATCGACCACCATGATTATCTTTGTTTGGTTCGTAGATGCTTCGTTCAACAAAATAATACCAACCAAAGATCTGTTCGGCCCAAAGCTTAAAAGTATCAAGAAGATATAGATCTGACCCATCGGTCAAGGTGCATTCGGCTTCACAAAAAGCTATAAAACCGTTTATGGCCATATCGTCGTAGTAAATACCACGATTTGCTATGAGAGCATCTACGCGATTCATCTCCATGGAGATTTCTTTACATATGGGGATCTCGCCTTTTAAGACCTTTTGTCGAAATTGACCATAATACTTTGGGACGGCGGTGTTCGACAATGTCATTTTTACCCACCTTTTGGTTTGACTGCGTCAGCAAACGCTTGATAAGCGGCATAATTTGCCCCGGCTTTTTGTTTGACGTAGCTATTAATCGCCATACCTCCAAAACGCGTAAGCAGTGATTGTACTGCTTTTTGACCTCTGGACATTGTGTCGAAACTAAGATCTTTGAACTGTCTTTCCAAATGCATTCTTGTCACGGCAGTTCTTATTTCTTCGTTTGAAAGTTCAGACAAATGTTTGGTTCTAATTTCTCTAGTTTTAGAGTGATCTGAATGCGCGGGTCCTCGTTTACGAACTCCCCATTTCATTCCGAGAACGCCAACGTGTTTTAAATATTTCATAGCATTCTCCTTAACGTTTCTTAACTTGCAGAATTGCCGTTCTTTTGTCTTTTCTTGGTGGTACATTATTGGTTACTATGCTGCATTCAATCTCGTATCTTTCAGCAATTGCTGACTCGTCGTCGAGCCACACGACAATCGCTGTATCGTCGTTAACAAGGCTGTCAGAACTTTTAGTTAGTCCTTCGGGCACGACTACAGTATATGATACAATGACTTCTCCTTCACGCAACCAATTAGACAATCCTCTATTATTCTTTAGGGGAGCCCAATCAAAAATATAATCGAGCTCTCCTGTTGGATCTTTTGGTGGGAAAGATTTAAAATCATCCATGACGCAACCTTATGTTTTGTTCAGGAAACCGTCTGCATGAAATTGCAACGTTCTACTTCCACCATCTCCAATAGTTATTGGAGTGACAACATCGTAACATCCAACGATCGGATCTGCCGGGGAGGTTGGTGTATCGTCATAGATGTAAATATAACGAAACGGCCCAGTAGTCCCACCACTTGAGGTGAGAACCAAATCTGAGAAATCGAGTTTGTATGTGCCGCCGGTTTGTACCGAGGCAATTCTCGACAAAGCACGACTTGATAGATTTGTGTAGGCAATCTGAGTTATATTAGCCAGAATACCCTTGGTGTCTGTTAGCGGATTGTTTGTTTCTGACGATGGGGCAGTATTTGACAAAGCAACAACGAAGTTGTCCCCATCCAAATCGACAACTTCGCTTTCATTTTCAACCCAGTCATTAGCTTTCTGAAAAGCAGCCATAATTGTTACTCCTTTATTGTACTAAGAATGTTCTTTCTTCTTGTCTGATGGAAATAGTTCTCTCTTCGGATTCAATAGCGTAGGATCTGTCTTCTTTGTACACCAAGTAACATCTATTAAGCGGGGTTGTTACTACTATTTCTGGTGCAATTACCAACATAGACAGGAAAGTTGAACTGAAAGCCACAGAATCCAAAAGAGTAAGTTCAGAATCCTCTACCACAATTCCTTGTATAACGACGGAATAAGATACCAAATCTAATTCAATTTTCTCGTTAACAATTATTGTGATGTCTTTTGGTAATATGGCATAAGAGACTAAGGAAAGCTCGATTGTCTCTTGTTCAGTCAGAGAAACGTCATTTGCAGAATAATCATAAGACACTAGATCCAAGGGGATAGATTCGCTAACACCAATATTAATATCAGACAAAGAACTGACATAAGAAACTAAATCCAACCCAATAGTCTCATGGGTTATTAGCGATAAATCTTGTAAAGAAGATCCATAAGTGACCAAATCAAGGTCGACGTTCTCATCATTAGTCAGTTCTATATCTAATATTGAGCTGGAATATGATACCAAGTCCAAACCAACGATGTCGGCAGCTAAGATGTTAATGTCGTTTATTTGACTAGAAAAGGACACTAATTCCAAGCTATCAATCTCGTGTTCCAACACAATAACCTCGGCCAACGAGCTAGTATACAGAACTAACTCCAGATCAATAGTCTCATGCACCAATATCTCAATGTCGTTAAGTTCACTGGAGTATGAGACCAAATCTAAACCAAGGTTTTCGTGCTCCACAATAACAACGTCATTAATTGACGATGGAAACAAGACCAAATCTAGATTAATAACTTCGTGAATTATTAAACTAAGGTCATTAATAACGCTAGAATAGGATGTGGAATTTAAACTGACAATCTCGTGTTCTGTAACTACAATGTCTTTTACCGGCAAAGAATACGAAACCAAATCCGTCAAAATCAGCTCGTGTTCCGTAATTGTTATATCTTTTACCGGCATAGAATATGAAACTAGATCCAAAGCAACAGTAGAAGCAGGAACATAGGCAACTTCAACACCGATATTAACCCAATATGGGTTTGGTGTGACATCATCAGAATACCCCATTCTTGCTTTTATAGAGTTTGCTTCGCTAAGAGTATCTAAATCGGTAATTATAGCAGATTTGTAATAAACGTCAGATGTGCTACCGTCTGAATAATCAGCCAGAGATCCCGACACTCCATGTAATACTGTTTGGGTGGAGAAACTGTCTTTTGAAACTATAGCCCCACCACTATCGGTTGATGTTGTTGCTGCGGTATATGCTAGAACAGCCATAGCCCCCAATACACTGCTCAATGCACTTAACATAGTCTCAAAGACAACTTCAGCATAATTTCCTGTGCCAATTGTAGCTTGTCTTAGATATTCTGTTGCGACCGACATGGGGACATCATCAAGTAAAGACCAAGCTGTTCCGATATCCGTTCCGGCTTGATTTTCCATGGTATTTGTGCCAGCATTATGTGTTCCATCCGATGCTGGAGACAAGAACTCTGTGCCATGAGGTCCGATTGGATAATCCCCAGACGTAGCGCTTGCAAAAATATCATCAATCCAACCGAGAATTACCACACTTGCCGTGTTTGTTCCTAGACGAATGCTAGCAATATCACCAGCGGTCTGACCGGTAGCAGAAACTTGTGTTTGTGCTACCCCATCGATTGCCCAATCAACCGTCCATGTTGTTCCGGACTGATTAATCCTGAGATCAATAAGATATTGTTGTCCATGCGTCATGGTAACGCTAGAAACAATAGTTGTTGCAGCACTTCCTGTTCGACAACGAATAACACCGGCTGTAGAAATCTCTATTCCACTAAAATAGCTTCCTGTGGCCGCCTGCGTTCCAAAGAAAATGGAATTCAGGTTTGGGTTGCTACCGAGTCTAATATATCCACTAAGAACAAGGATTTGTGTTCCAGCAGCTAATGTTTTTCTAACATTACTGGCTGTTGAGCCCGTTGTGTTTATCTTAAGGCTAGCTGAACCAGTATTAAACACCGTGGTATCTATTGTTATTTCGCTACCAACGACGTTATTAAACAAACCTCCGCCTTGTGCGGATAAAACTTGATGTTCAAACCCCGTAATAAAAACTGGCGTAGCCATAGGCCCTCCTTTCCTCTTTTTTTTACGTTTCGGGCGGGATGGGGACTTGGGCGGCCAAACGCCATCCGAGTTCCTGTTTTTGATTTTCAAATGCGGTTATACCGAATGATGTTGAGGGGGGATCGAAGGCCAATCTAACACATATGTAAACAAACGCCTTTGTTGCTGGATAAGCATCTGGATCTATTAGGAAATCTGCCCAAACTTCTTGATGGTTTTCAATTGCATACACCCCTTCGGTTCCAATACCTAATTGATTAAGAAACATAAACGCAGTATTAATGTGAACCATAATATCCACGTCAAACGAGGTATCGTCAGGAGATATTCCTAACATTTTTTTAATAGTATTTAATATGCTCTCTGTCATGTCTCTCCTTTACCAAAGATTGGTATCCCCTTTTCTCCGTTGTGTTGGAAGTTGCGGCAATAAAGAAGTATCACCATAATGTATCGCCAAATGGGTTCTGTGAGCGACACAAATCAAAAATTCTGGATCTAAAATCGAACTGTTACCCTTTACAAAATCGTCTACCTCGACTGGATTCATATGGTGGATTATGATTTTGTAAGTTATTTCATAACCAGGAACACCAAGATCACAACCATTGTCCCTTATTATTACAATGTCCCTAAGTCTCTTCCATTTGGTTGAGTGGTAGAATTGTTGATTTAGAAACCTATCAAAACCAAAAGTTGATGAGCCAACAGATCCGGACAACTTAAGATAATCAAAACGTTCCTCTAGTGTAGAAAGTTCCCTAAGTTTAGAGTATGTTTTAGTCTCGATCATTTGGTTCTTCCTGACCGTTGTAAGTTCGAAATGCACTCATTGCTTTTTCGTATAATTCTTCTACTTTCTTTTGAGACTTTAACGCGTCGGTTTTAGCTTCTAGCAACTGGTTTTCTCGTTCCAATTTTGCTTTCTCCAGTTGAGCTATAACAGATCCGGTTCTTAGAAAGTGAATTATCTCTTGTCCTGTGGCGGTTTTCTTCTCGATTCTTTCTCTTGCGAGGTCATAAGCCAATCGGGTTATTTGATTTTCTACCGCCTCAATTGACATTCCCGGCCGCTGGCGGTTTTGTTTGACTTGTTTGACCTTTGACATAAAGACACCTCCTAGTAATTTCTCAACGGGAAGGTTTGGTCGTCTTCACCCCAACTGACCAGAATTTTATCAAAGGACAGAGTCAATGGAATTTCTCCCCGAAAAGACCCCAAAGGACCTATGGTTGCGTGAGGATTATAATCTGGAAATTCCCCATTATCCCAATCCTCAAGAAAACTCCTAAGGGCCATTAATTCTGGAGTTCGAATTAGGGTCAAAACATCTACCGGTTCTTCTTCTCCGTATTTCTGAACCGCAGAAACTTTTAATGTAAATGGTGGAGCCAAAAGAACAAGGTTTGATACTATCTTTACAAGTTCTTCTCTTATGGTCGGCTCTAATTGTGCAATCTTACCAACATAAACTAATGTTGTGTGTGGAAGATCGATGTTGCACCAATTACTGGTTGTCGGCAGCAAAGCTACCATTGCACTATCATTAATTTTGTCCATGCTACCTAACCTTTCTGTGTAGTTTTTATTACTTGATAGATACTTTTGAAGGAGTTACCGAGACTTTAGACCCAGTTTTATCCAGGCTCTTGAAAGGAGAAATCAGTCCACAACTCTGATTTTGTTTTAAAGTCTCGGTAACCCTTTGAAAGTATCTATCAAATATACCCCCGGAGGAATTTTTAGG